CGTGTCACGCATCCTGGAAGTCCCGGCCGGGTCGTATCTAGGGTTCGAGCAGGACGAAGAAGCCAAGCCTTTCGGGTTCGGTATTCTTTATCGCGGCGGACGGTCAACCGATAGTGCCGCCCTAACCGACGACGCTTACCGTCTTCTGCTCATGGCTAAGGCGGCGCTTAACATCACTGATGGTTCGATCCTGTCGACGAACCGCATTTTGCGGTTTCTCTTCGGCAACGGCTATACGCGCGATAATTACGACATGACCATCACGTTCGTCTTTTCTCGGGCGCTAACCCCGCTGGAAACTGCGATAATCTACCAATCCGGCACGATCCCCAAGCCCGCCGGCGTCTCTTTCACTGTGGAGCAACCCTGATGCAGTCGAGCCAAATCCCCGACAAGTCGCAGCGGGTCTTTGCGCAGGACGCGACCGGCTCGTACGTCCGCGCAATCCCGCAAACGACGAGTGACCCGGCCGCCGCTAGTTTTGCGCAGGGCTTCCCGCCGCAGACTTTCACGGACGAAGGCGCGGGCGGCACCCCGCCGGATGGCCGCGACTTCAATGGCGTTTTCAATTTTCTCTCGGCGTGGCAGCGGTGGGCAGCGGCCGGCGGCCCGATCGTGTATGACGCTGCGTTCCAGGAAGGAATAGGCGGGTATCCAAAAGGTGCCGTCGTGGGTTCGACCGTAAGCTTCGACTTGTTCTGGCTGTCGACAATCGAAAATAATACCACCAATCCCGATACGGGCGGTGCCGGGTGGCGACGCTTCGCCCTTGCCGGCGGACTGCTCAATTTTCGAGCCTTTACTGCGTCCGCGACGTACACCCCAACGGAAGGCACGCAAGCTATCGAAGTTACTGTAGTCGGGGCGGGCGGCGGTGGTGGCGGGTCGGCGGCCATGCCCGCCGGGCAGTACGCGGCGGCAGGCGGCGGCGGCAGTGGTGGAATGGCCACGTCTTATCTGACGAGTGCGTTCGCGGGCGTCCCCATCGTCATCGGTGCCGGGGGTGCGGGGGGCGCGGGGGCAGCTAACGGCGCGTCCGGCGGCCAAAGCTCCTTCGGCGGAATATTGGCTGGTGGCGGAGGCGGCGGTGCCTATGCGGTGCCGACTGCGGCGGGTTCCTGCCAAGTAGGGGGATCGGGCGGCGGCGCAAGTGGGTCAAATCGCATTGTTTCCTTCGGTACAGGGGGCACCGGCGGGATGGCTTTTACGAACGGGAATATGGTCGGCGGCGCGGGCGGATCGACACCTTTTGGCGGTGGCGGCTCTTCCCGCAACTCCATCTCGAACGCCGGGTTGCCCGGTACGGGCTTTGGCGCGGGCGGCGGCGGTGCGGTAGGGCAATCCGGGTCTGGTGGTTTGTCCGGTGGCGCAGGGTCGCCAGGCGTAGTATTTGTGCGCGAGTACGCTTGACGCGAAAGGAAAAACTCATGGAACCAAAATTCGTACTTACGCCAGGGACGGTACAATCGACCCTGCTGGCCGCTTTGCGCGGGCTGGCTGTTTTGATCGGCGGTTTTACCGCCATTATCGGCTTTGTCGGCAAGCGCGATCTGTCGGGCTTGATCGTCTATGTGCAGTCGACAGATTTCCTGCCGTTCGCAGCGGCGCTGATAGCGGCCGGGTCTTTCGTGTGGGGCGTGTGGAAGAACTATCAGCGCAAGCACATGCTGCTCACCATCGAACCATTCGTGCGCGACAGCTTGATGAGCGTCAAGCGACCGGCACCCAAGACGAAAAGCCCGCCGGCGCTGTCGATCTTGCCGGTGCTTTTGTTGGTCGGCCTCGCGGTGGGTCTATCTGGCTGCGCGACTACCGATAGCGTGCGATTGAACGCCAGCAAAGCCTTCTACACCGGCCAGGTCGCCTTGCGCGCCGCGCAGCAAACCACGCTCAACACGTGCACCACGCCGCCGGCGCGTTTGGTCGATCCGTGTCAGCGCGCAATCGCACTGCTCGACAAGGGAGCCAAAGCGGAAGCGGTTGGTTTCACGGCACAACAGGCAGGTAATTCGGCTGGTTTGGCGAACGCTCTGGTGGTGCTGATCGCCCTGCCTTCGCAGCTGGCCGAACTTGGCATTTTGGAGGCCCGATAATGGCAAAGATTTCGCAAACCGACGCGCTGTCCATGCTGATTACGGCGACCGACATGATCGCGCGCATGTCGTCGCTCATTCCGGTACTGGCGCAGGCCGTACAGGACGCAAAGGACGGGCTGACTGAAACGGATCAAGCCGCGCTGAACGACAAGATCGTCCTGGCACATGCCGATGTGCAGAGCCTCGCGGCTAAATTGGAGACGCTGCGAAATGCGTAAGATTGCCCTATTCGTCGCTGTGGCAATGCTAGCCGCATGGTCCGCGCCCGCCGGTGCCCAGACGACGGCGACGCTGCCTGTGACGTGCGCGCCTGGCGTGGCCGGGACTTGCGTCCGGGCCACGCCGGTTGTCAACCCGGACGGCTCAAGCGTCGGCGCCACCGCCCTGCCCGCTGGCGGCAATACCATCGGCGCGGTTGTTATCCGGGGCGCGCCATCTCTCACTGCCTCGCAAGTCAGCGTCGGCACGACCGCGACCCTGTTGGCCGCCGCACGCACGGGACGCAGCCGTATCACCGTCGCGGTCGGCGCGGCCAATTCCTGCGCATTTAGCGGCGCGACCGGGGTGACCCTGACGACCGGATACGCACTGCAGCCCGTCGCCGGCGCGAGCCGAGCTTGGGAATATTCGGGCGCGCTCTACGGCGTCTGCTCGGCTACGACAACGATCAGCGTGGATGAGATTTACTGATGACCCGTCTTCTACTCGCCGCGCTGGCGCTCGTCTGGGCCGTCCCTGTTGCAGCTCAATCGTCCTACCCGCCGGTTGACCTATCGTCCGTAGCGTCAAAGGATGACGTAGCGGCCGCCCAGGCCGTCGCGATCGCCGCTCAAGATGCCGTGGCCAGTAAGTGTGCCGCGGTGCCCGCCGTGCCGAGCATGGAAACCGTGGGCGGCTCGCCGGGGACGGATATCGGCCAGTGCCGCCCGGTCAACAGCGTGCAGCCTCGCATTACCCGTAGCGTGGCCTTTACAACCGGGTCGGCGGGTACGGTTGCCGTGACGTGGGCTGCGCTCCCCTCCGTCCCGCTCGTCTTCCCGATCCCCAATGTGGCCAACGCGGCTACCCAAGGCGCGTTGTGCTATCCGGTCGTGGGGACGATCACGACGACGGGCGCGACGATCAAATGCTACACGACCCAATCCGTCACGGTGTCGATCCTGGGTGCTGTGGTCGCCCCGATCACAACCGCCGGCGCGGGCGTGACAGGTCAGGTGCTGGCGATACCGGTTAGCTAACCTTTACGATACCTCCGCCCGCGCCACCCATCGGACGCGCGGATCGGCCAGCTGGCAATCTCGGGCGGCATGATGGCCAGCAGATGCTCGATTTCCTGCACGTACGGGTCAAGCCCGGCCACCGGCGGCAAGTCGAGCGTCAGCGGCTTGCCTTTTGGGATCTCGGCAACATTTTCGTCGTAAACGGATAGCACCAGTGGGTAGCCGTGCGCTTCCATGAGCTTCGCGCCGAACCGCTGGATCTCGACTTCTACGCCCATCACGACGTTTTCAAAAATCCGTCCGCCCCATGTGCCCATACGAACCCAGCCACGGGCGCCGTAATTCGGGTTCGTATTCCAGGTGCTGTACGAGATGGACAGTTCGTCGGCATTGCGGGCGGATACAGTCAGGCGGGGCTCATGGTAACGCAGCGCGCGCCTAATACCGTCGATTTGCGGCAGGCGGATGACGAGGCAATCCCGCTCTTCCATGCAAAAACCAACGCCCCGGTAATCGAAAGACTGGCCGGGGTTCTGCACGGCGGCGATGAACATGCCTTCAAGCCCGAAAAGCTCTTGCCGTTCGCGCCGCCATGGCGTTCCGCGCCACTGCCCGCCCCACATCTCGACGATCGCCGGGTTGGCCGCACGCCAGGCTAAGATGATCCCGCGTAGCCGCGCGTCGTCAAAGCCACTGTCGACACCCTGCTGCGTTTCCATCGCGCGCCAGGCATTTATCCAGCCCTGAAATCCTAGAGCGAGTTCGGCGGTCTTGCCGGCTTGGCGATCCGGGTGGTGATCGCCGGTTTCCTTGGCGTGCCGTTCGTACTCTTCGACCGGCGTCCCGGTGATCTTGCTGGCGGCCAGCAAGTACACGGGCTTGCGGTCACGGAATGCCTGCACCTTCCATTCTTCGCCGGCCAGACATGCCGCCACGACGGCCTGCAAGCTCGAATAGTCCGTGGACACCAAGTCGTGCCCATCCGCTGCTACGAACAGCCCACGCACGCATCCCTGGATCGCGGTCATGGCATCGCCGAAATACTCTTCGACCATCGACAGCGAGCCGAGCGACATCACCTCAAGCACGTCGTCCACCATGGCGCTTTCCCACGCCTTGCGTCCGACCGGTGGCTTGATCTCGCCGCACCACGGGCACGTCGGGCCGGGCTTGGCGGGCTTACCGCACTCGCATCGCGACAGCTTCGGTCCGGCCTTGGGCAAATTCAGCGGCTGCACGTCGGCGCCAGTCGGTCGGCCGGGTCGGGTGCCGTGGTGGATCAGCATGTCGCGAATACGATCGCCGCGCCCCATGTGGTTCTTGAGCCCGAAAATCTTTTTCACGCTCGCCGAGCCCGTGCGTTCGCGTAGTTCCAGCACGCGCCGCGCGGTCGGATCGATATCAGGCCGGGCCAGCAGCGCCTTGAGCGCGTCGGCGTCCAAGCTCGACGTAGGCACGCCGTACGCGGCCAACCACCCCTTGAGCTTTTCCAGCTGCGTCACCTTGAGCCCGGTAATCTGCTCGCATTCTTCCCCGTACCGCACCAGCACCTTGCCGAGCATGTCGATACACGCGTCCAGGCCGTCATGGTCGATGCTCATGCCGCGCCAGTTCATCGCCTGGGTCAGCTGCCACGCGACGACTTCGTGAGGCTCCATGTGCGGGACCACTGCCATGGCGCCCATCTCTGCCTGAACATCGCGGTCGCAATAGAGGCACAGCCGCTCGAAATCCTCCGGGTCGTCCTCCGGGTAGATCCGACGAGCGGGCTGGTCGGGCCGCTTTACGCGCCCGGTTTTCTTGTCGATCAGGCCGACGATCGGTTGCTGCGGAATGCAGAACTTCTTGATGAGCCGGTCGCCCTCTTTGTCCTTCTGTTCGGCGATGCCCAGCACTTCGGTTAGCGCGCCAAGGGCGGCCGGCCGCTGTGCCACCAAGGCGGTCGCCATCGAACAGCGCCACTTGCCGGCGGCCGGCACGACCCAGCCGTGTTTCGGCCCGGCGATAAGTTCGATCCAGTTCCGTTCGAACATGGCGTTATTCGCCTCGATCGGCGCGTCCGGGTCGGCCAAGTGGCGCATCAGATCGTCCGGTAGCCGCTGGCCAGGGCGCCAACGCCGGATGCCCCGACCGTCCACCAGATCGTACGAGACGGTCAGGATTTCCGTCGACGGATGTTCGCAATAAACCCGGCCGCCGACCGCCGCGATACCGGCCTTGGCCGCACCCGCCGGGGCTTCCCAGTGGCCAAGCGGATACTTGTCGGACGGCTCGGCCCAGATGAACCCGGCTTCACTGTAAAGTTCGCCGTCAATGGTCGGTACGGGCATAGTCAGTCCGTATTGCGAAGGAGCGGGATACAAACATGAGGAAGCGAAAGGCCCTGGGGAAACGGGGTGTCAGCATATTCGACCCAGTAATCACCGTCCTTGTCAGGGTTCGGATCATCGCGGCTCATGCCGAATTCGCTAAGAACCATCAAACGGCCATTCTCGCCATTTTCAAGCGGCTTCGTCCAGTCGATGACACTCATGTCGTGTCTCCTTTATCGTCCCGGCAGTCCGGGCAATGGTGCGAACCGCCCAAGCATTTCCATCCCAACCCGGTCAGCCCGTGGTTGACGATCAGTTCTTCGGTGGGCGGCGAAGGCTTTTCGCACAAATCGCACGCAATGTGCTTGAACTGGTCGTTTTCGTCGTACTTGACCATACGGCCCTCCTAGAAAACAGCCCCTCGCCCGGTTAGGACGAAGGGCCGTGAATGTCAGGCCAGATAGCCGTGTTCGCGCAACTGCGCTTCGGTCCAGCCCTTGTCGATGAACGACTGGTAGGACTTGCCGTTCGCCTTCGCGCTCATCGTCGGACCGCTCGGCGGGGGCGGTGCGTCGTCGTCAGCACCAGGAGGCGGCGGCGCGTCATCATCCGCCGGCGGCTGACGGTAGCCGCTATACGACCCACCGGATGCAGTCGTGGAGGTCCGACCGCCAGTTGCACCGGTCGAGCCGGACACCGCACCGGCAGACGCGCCGGAAGGGCCGCCACGCGTACCCAGGGTCGAGGCTACGTCAACCGCCGATCGGCTTTCGATCCGCTCACCCTCCTTCTCAAACGCGACGAGATCAAGGTTCATGTACATGCCGGGGCTTTCGGTCGACTTGTTGTTGTCGCACGTTCCCGAAATCGAGACGTAATCGCCCAGCTTGATCTTGCGGCCGGTCTTGGCGCAATCGAACCATCCGGCCGGCAGTGCAGCACCGCGCGCGTCTACCTGATCATCGCGCCATTCCTGTACCTGAGGCGCGTAGTACGTCGAGCACTTGACGATCCAGCATCCGGCCCAGCCATCGTTGAGATTGTAGGCCTTGCCGTTCTCGTCGAAGCCATCGCCGTCGATTACCTTATTGGCGAACTTAGGGTTCGTGCAGTCCAGTGCGAGGTGCGCGCCGAATGCCAGCCCTTGCGGCCGGTTACCGCCGAAAAACTGCGGCCAGGCGGCGCGCGCGTCGGCGTCGATCAGTTCTTTCTGGCTCTCGTACGTCGGCACGCCGTCGATCAGGAACCGATTGGCGGGGTTCTTTTCGATCGCCACTGCGACATAGAAAGGGCTGTCTGGCTCGCCGTTCGGACGGACCTTCTTCTGCTTCGTCTTGTTGTCGACGCGCTGCGGATTTTCCGTGGCGCTGCCTTGGACCAGTCGGCCCAAAAAGGTAAACCGTGACATTTAAGTATTCTCCCTCTGTGAATTGACACGCGTACCAAAGACCTTCGCCGCGTGGTTGTCGGCGACTTGGACGATCTTTTTGGCAGGGGCGTTGGTGGTGACGTAGGGCTTAATGACCGCCGCGTCAACGCCCTTTTTCATGCAGTCGCGCGGCGTGGGCAGTGCGACGCCTTTGACGACCGGAACGCCATACATCTCGACGACCTGGGCGGCCTGCTCGACCTTGGCTTTATCCCACATGTCGCGGGGCTTGCCGAACTCGATGGCGTGATATGGTACGCGAAAGCCGCAGTCCAAGAGCTCGCTGATCTTGACGTCCAGCGCCTTCTTGCGGTCGGTCAGATATCTGATCGCCTGGTCTAGCAAATGGCCTTCCAATCCGAGCGCGTCGGGCGACATGCTGGACGACCCTTGCGATAGGACAATGTCCAGCGCGTAGCCCCCGCGCTGTTGGTTGGCCGGACAATCCCACTGGGCAAGGCAATGCTTGCAGTGATCGCCGGTCTGCAGTGGCGCGTCCGGCTCGCTGGCGGCAAAGGCGGCGCGCTTCAACGCTTCGACCCGGCCGTACAGTTCGAAGCCGGTCAGCTTCCAATGCCGCAACGGCCCGTCCTTGTGGTAATTACGCGGTTGGCAGATTGTCAGTTCGAACGTCCAGTCCCGCCAGTTTGGGATCTGGTGCGTCTCAACGACCGCCGCCGCGTAATTGACCGTTTGCCAGTTACCGTACGCATCGACGAACCCGTGGCCGTACTTGAAGTCACCGATGCGAACGATTTTGCGCGTCCAGTTGATCGCGACGTAATCGGGCGTGCCGTCATTGTCCGGGTGGATTAGATTGTGCGCTGCGGCATGCACTTCGTTTTCGTAGTTGAACTGGTCCTTCGCCGCCGACCACTCGGCCAGCCCGGCAAATGCCCAGTCAACCATGACGGCCACGGCCTCCCGCATCTCGTCATCGATCGGGACGCCGTTATCAGCGACTTCACGTCCGGGCAGCTTGCGCATCTGGTCGCGCAACAGATCGTGCGCCGCGTCACCCTCGCGGCTCTCTTCGGTTTCTTCCTGGAGCGGTTGGCGGGCCTGCATTTGCATGGCGCCGGGGCACCCTTCCGGCCCCCACAAATACGCGGAGGACGGAGGGAGCGGAGCGTGCTGGCCGCTCATTCGACAACCTTGTAGGCGGCAACCTCGTACGGTGGTTCTATCTCGTAGGAATCATGGGCCCAACATAATGCAGTTGCATGAGGGACGCTTCCGTTGTCGCCGTTTCGCAGTCGATATTTGACCCGTTTGTCAGTGGTGACTGGGCATTTCCCACCGTCCCAGTCGATCCAGCCATCGTCGGCCTTTTTCAACGGCAATTGCGGGCCATCTGTGTCGACGCACCGGTCATGTGCGAGTGTGGCGTACTCCGCGATATCGTGCCAGTTGTCCCGGTATTCAGGGTCGCCGGAAAGAATACGCGCGATCTTGTCGGCGATGACCGATAATGCCTGGCGCTTGACCGGGGAAAGAGCGTTCCAGCCCTTGTTGGTCGACATGAACGTTTCGTCGGCAACATGCACCGCGCCGCTGTCGCGCATGACGTCCTGCAGCCTTTGGGCGATGGCCGCGTGGTCCGTGAAATCCCCGTATCGGGCGCCGCGTTCGGCGAGTGTGTCTTGGATGTCGGTCACGCGCCCACCTCACGCTTCACGGCGTCGAAGAAGGCCGACCAGTAGTCCGGCTTGTCGCGCAGATCGGGGAACTTGACGACCAGACCGCCCGTCACTTCCCCGGCAAGCTGACCGAGCTTGACGTACGGCAGGCCGTACTGGGCGACCGCCTGGACCAGTTCAGGGAATTCGCTAAATCCGGCCGACGCATCGGGGGCAGGTGGCGGCGGCACGTCCGTGTCGTCCGTGGGGGCATTCTCGTCGAGCGTACTGGACGCCGGCGGGGGCGGTGTATCGTCCAAAGGGGCGGCGTGAAGCTCCTGCAGTTCCGCGTGGACCTGACCATAAAGCACCTCGTCGACATTCCGCTTCTTCGTCCACACGTTCTTTGCGGTCTTCGTCTTGGTCGACGCGTGGATCCGCTCGTCCCACGGGATGCCGTCAGCGTCGAGCTCGACGTTGCCAGTAGTCGGAGATCCGTCCGATTGGCTCGAACTCTCGGCACTGGGGGCATTCTCGGAAGCGGAAGGTGCTGTATTCGCCGTGTCCGTTTGGACAGACTGCGCGTTTCCCTCCGCACTGGTCGGAGCGGCGGGCACGTCATTGTCCAACCGCGCGATCGCCGCTTCCACGTCCGACGTATCGGCTGTTATCTTGAGGACCATATTGCTGACGGTGGTCTGCTCAGGCAACCGACCGCCCAGCGAGGCGCACAGCGCGATCAAAGCGGTTAGTTCGTCGGGGCTCGTATGCGCTGTGTCGAAGGAAATTTGCATCGGGTCGTCCTCTTTTTGCGTGTTGACGGTCGGAGCCCTACGCGCTAATGACCGGGCCGTCAATAGGAGTTTTCAAATTATGCAATGCCCTAGATGCGGCAATCTGAACATGGTCCACAACCGCCAGAATTGCGAAACTTGGCCGCGTTGCACGATATGTGGAGATGCCTGCCGCGCGGACGCGTCCGACACAGGCGGCTCATGGAAACAAATACGTTTGGAACTTGGTATTTGTGATCGATGCGCGATCTGGGAAGAATATGCTCGGTTACATGACCCTGCCGAGCATTTGGTTATTTCCCGCACCTTGTACGGGTGTTCGCGACGTCTTCCCTTTGGCTCGTCCGACCAAACACCAGGCGCACAATTTCGGGGATTTGGAGGGGCGCGTTTTGACGTCGAAATCCTAAAAACGGGTGAGAAGTTCACGACTTATTCGCTTTGGCACGGCGGAACAATTAACGACCACGCGCGCGATCGGATGCCAGATAACGCTAGGTTTGTACGGTGATCCACCGCCCCTATCAACTCGAATTGTCCTCCAGTGCCCTGGCGCTCTGGCAGGACCATAAGGTCGTTCTCATCCGGCTCGACACGGGCGGCGGCAAGACCCCGATCCTTTCCTATATTTGCGAGCATGTGGGCGGCTTTATCTGTGCCGTTGCGCACCGAGACAAGCTGGTCGAGCAGATTTCCATCACGCTCGCCCGCGCCGGTATCAAGCACGACCTGATCGCCAGCGACAAGACCAAGCGGATCATTGCCAAGAAGCACCTCAAGCTGTTCGGCACCAGCTTTTACGCGCCCGGCGCACGATGCCGCGTTGCGTCGGTCGACACGCTCGTAAAGGCCAAGGGGCTCGAAAAGTGGGCGGCCCAGGTCAAGCTCTGGATCGTCGACGAAGGCCACCACGTCCTGCGCGATAATAAGTGGGGCCGCGCGCTCGGCACCTTCACACACCTGGACTGCAAGGGCCTGCTGCTGACCGCTACGCCCCGGCGCGGGGATGGCAAGGGACTGGCCAGCCACCGGCCTGGGTGCAATGGCGGCCCGTGCGAGGGTTGCGGCGATGGCTACGCAGACATCATGATCGAAGGGCCGCCCATGCGCTGGCTGATCGACGAGGGGTATCTGTGCGACTACGATGTGGTTTGCCCTCCGTCCGTCCATCTCGACGAGGCGCCCCGCGGCAAGGACGGCGACTATACGGACAGCCAGCGCGTCGCGGCCACCCAGGACCGCCAGATCATCGGTGACGTGCCGAAGCATTACCTGCTGTACGCCGCCGGTAAGTCGGGGATTACCTTCGCCGGCAATATCAAGGACGCCACCGATATCGTCGAAGCGTACCGCGCGGCGGGCGTGACGGCGGAACTGATCACCGGCAATACCGACCCGCACATTCGCGACGATATTTTCGACCGGGCCGAGAACGGCAAGCTCAACCAGATCGTCGCGGTCGACGTTATCAGCGAGGGCGTGGATATCCCGGCGCTACTAGTCGGATCTTTTGCCAGGCTGACCGGATCGTTGCCGCTGTGGATGCAGCAGATTGGCCGTTTGCTCCGCCCGCTCATGACCGCCGCATACAAGGCCGCGACGACCCGCGAGGAACGGCTAGCCGCCATCGCCGCAAGCCCGAAACCGCGCGCCCTGCTCATCGACCATGTCGGCGGGTTCGCCAATCCACAACTAGGCCCGCCGGACAAGCCGCGCGTCTGGTCGCTCGACCCGCGGGACGCCCGCGCGGCCAAGGACGAAGAAGACGCCACGACAGCGCAACGCGTCTGCTCGAACCCGGTCGCCCTGCCATCCACCGGCGTGCTGTGTTTGCGGCCCTACCCACGGATCAAGCGCAAATGTCCGCATTGCGGGTACGAGCCGGTGCCGATGAGCCGGGGCGGCCCCGAATTTGTGGACGGCGATTTGCAGATGATGGACCCGGCCGCACTGGCCGCGCTGCAAGGGCGATCGCTCGACATTTCCATGACCCGGGCGGACCATGATGCCGCCATGCTCGCCAAGCGCGCGCCGCCCGCCTACCTGGCGAAATATTGGAGCCAGCACCTTGAGAAGTGCCAGGAACTAGACGAACTGCACGCCGCGATGGACGTGTGGGCCGGCCAGCTGCACGCACGGGGCTTTGCGGACCATGAGATCCAGCGCGCGCACTTCCTGCAATTTGGCGTGGACGTCCTCTCGCCCAGCACGTTCAAAGCGGCGGATATGCGCGCACTGCGGGAACGTATTGACGCCGCCGTTATTAGGGGTTAGGTGAGGTTGGTAGTAACTAGAAGGATGATGTGATGACCGATGTAACATGGGGCGAACCGATCGAAGTGAACGGCAAGCGGCCCGAATGGTTCGATTTATCACGCGGCCCGCTCGGGTATAAGCGCGCTCATGAGAAGACATGGTTCGGCCCAGGTAATATCTGGTCGGAAACCGATATTCTCGACGGCGATGATACCGGATGGTCATCCGTAACGCACCTTATTTTGCCGGCAAACCATCCGTACTATTCGACAATCCGGTTGCCTGCTGACTGGGCACTGACGGAGGCTTTCAATCGTTCGGTTTTCGATAAATCGGATAGCTACGATTTAAATTTTGTCCGTGCACATTCTACAATTTACGGCTCGTACATCGAACTCGCCCGCATGATCGAAAAGTATGAGCCGCACTTGGCACCGGTCGACCCGGACGTGCTGGCGGTGCGGGAAATCCTATCCGTGGTGGTTACATACGGCGAAGCTGTAAAACATGGGAAATTTGATCAGGACGGCGGATTTAAAACAGCTTTGGATATATTTCGCCGGGTAGCGGTTGCTCGTGGCTGAGACCAACCAGCAGTCCCTAATCCGCGCGCACTGGACCGATGTCCTGGGCGGGCGCCTCGATCGCAACAATGTGGGTAGCCTACCCGACCGGCGGGGCGTTCCCGTCCGGTTCGGCCTGGCCAATGACAGCGCGGCGGTCAATGCGATTTGCAAGAGCGGCGACTTGATCGGGTGGACACCCGTATTGGTCACGCCGGCCATGATCGGCACGTTCTTGCCGGTCTTTACGAGCGTCGAAGTCAAGAAATTAGGATGGACGCCCGCCAAGTCCGGGGAGCGCTACGACCACGAACAGGCCCAACGCAATTGGGCGGATATCGTGCGCGCGGCCGGCGGACTGGCGGGCTTTATGCGTGATCCAGTAGAGGGGTGGCTACCCTAGCGAGTGGCATACTTTGCGTGCGCCCGGGCGATCAGGATATGATAGCCGGGCGTATTCTTTGCGTACCCTTCGCCATTGTAGCCTTTGGCAAATGGCACGCAGTCGGCATGCACGTTACTGATCTTGCGCAACGCGAAACCTAGCCCGGCGGTTTTGATAAACTGCACGAAGGCCGCCAGTTGTGCCGCCTCGCTGGTTTTCATCGCATCCCAGAATGCCATGACCGTGTCGAAGCCGGCTAACTTATAATTGAACCCCATGATCTGGTACCGGCCCACGCTGGCCGACTTGAGCGCCGCGGACCAATCCAGTTGCATGGCCCGATAGAGCCGCGCCCACTCGGCTTGGCCGCCCACATACAGCGCCCGGTTCCACGTCGCGCTCGACAGGTTCGGGTGGCTCTCGCGATACTTGCCGCCGGTGAACTCGTCGAATTTGTGCGCTTCGAACAGAATTTTGGGCAGGTTTGGGCCGTCGATGAAGCCGCCGGGACCGTCCAGCGCCAGGATGTCCGCGCGTACGTCGGTAAACCAGCCACCGCCACTCTCCACCTCGTCGACTGCGCGGATCTGCGCGACCGTGCATCCGAGCGCCTGCGCGGCCTGCTGGAAATCCTGCGCGGTCAGCCCGACCTGGGGGTGCGGGGGCGTGGCACCTTCGCGCGGCAGGTTCCACGCGTCCATGAGATTGTGCAGTGCATGGGCATTCCCAGAGTCCGTGAAAGGATTGGGTCGACCCGCAGTAGATGCGATTTGGCGGATGGCGTCGAACGCAGGCTTGCGCGGATCGGTCATTGTGGTTGACCCTTTCGTCATTACGGGGTAAGCGCCGTGTAACACACCTCCGACACGGATACTATATGACCCAGACATTCACCGTTTATCCCGATGGCGCCGTTGGCTACGGGCATGACGATGCCGGTCGGCCATTCATCGCCCAGACGGAAGAAGCTGCGCGGCTGCTGGCCTACGCGGATGGGTTCGCCCAATTTCCGGCGATGACCCATTACGACGGCACGACCGAGCCGAGCGTATGGGCCGCAGTGCGCGACAACCGGATCCTGGCGGCGACCCGGCGCGTCATCACGGAACGCGGCCTGCAGGGCTTGACGCGCAAGACGCTGGCCGACGCCGCCAACATGAAGCCTGGCACGATTTCGAACTACGGACGGACCAATTACAAGCAGACTGCCAAACCGACCGAAGGCTACCGCGAGCGTATTCTGTCCGGGCTGATGGCCGACGCGATCGCCAAGGCCGATATCGCCATGATCCGCGCGGGCGTGGCGGATGGGTGCTTGCGATCGGACGATGTGCCGGACGGCCTGCGTGCGGCGGCAGGCGTATGACATCCCCGGTAGCTGAGAGCGTGGTGGAGCCTTGCGAAAACGACCAGCATTGCTGTTGCTGCGGCCCCGGCGAGCCGTGCTGTGATTGCGGAGAGATCATGGTCGACTGGAAGGCCAAGGC